CACGCTACAAACACACTATGTGCGTTTCTAATGTGATCTAGATGTAATTGTTCTTTGTTATCCCCGTAAGGGGAGCTCAGAACCTCATCAATTGTTTTATAAGTGTATTTCTCTTCCCAACCGGGAAGGCGATTTCACATATATAACAATGTGGCAGCAGTCAAGGGTTTGACTAACCCGGGATACAGGTGCACTAAAGGTCTCAGGAGATTAACATTCATACAATAAAAGAAAAAGATTCCAGGATTGGAATTCTTTAACTTTCATGGTACGGGGCTAATCTCTTTTCCCCTTCGAAATAGCCTTTTTGCTATTTCAAGAGAGTGAGACGGCTTTGGCATTATTGAATCAGGGCGTTTCACCGAAACTCCTATAGATTCCATGATATCCATATATTCATTGGCTACTTGTTCATTAAAGATGACAATGTCATCTCCAAGAACAACATAGTCTTGAAAATTTGGTTTCATGACCCTAATGGCGGCTAGTCTGACCATAACATGATTAGATATAGAAAATGACGCTCATGAGCTGTAAAGGCCCATGGGTTGTCCTGCTCCATATCGAACCGTGGTACGGCCAGACTTGGTTGCTGGTGTAACAAAATCAGAATCTACCATACACTGTTTTCAGTTTGATACAAGAGTCTCAGACCCTCATATCTTTCTTAAAACAGCACAAATCATGGAAATAGGAAATCTATCTGTAGCAGTTGTTAAATCTATTGATGTAGGCCTAAAGCCTTCACCTTTAGATCAACAACGGCTAACGATAGACTCTATTTTATCATGATTATAGGTTAGGTCCATGCTTAAATTCTTGAGCATAGTCATTAACCTACTATGGTATAACGACAATACGTTTTGTGTTTTCCAATCGGCCATTGCTATTATTCGGGTTTTACCCTCGTAATCTGCAATAGCAGATAGTCTTCGCATATATATTGTTGTACGACTTTTCGCAAATACTGACTTGATTTCGTCACTAAGATCATTAGGGACGACTTCAGAGGTGTTACAATTCATAAATGAACAAAGTTCATTTAAGTTTTGTTCACTTTCGGGGCTTCTATTAGCTTCCTCCAGAATGGATGTCTCAGTAGATGGACCATTAGGTCCTCTCTTTGATGACCATTTAGGCTGAAGGTTAATAGCCTCCTCGTATCAGTATTCACAATTGTCTTTTCTGATTCCTAAAAGGTCTCACTTATCCGAAATTTCGGTAGCTAGGCTGCATACCACATCTTCCTTATCACATTCATCTATGATGGATGATAAGTTAATTTGAGGTACGAGGTTTAGCTCCCGAGATTTTCAGCATATAGTGAGACACGCTCTAGTAAAATCATCGTTTGAATCGATGATTTCATAGAACTCTTTTAGCTTTAAGAACTTATGGTTTGAATCTTGAAACAATAGCTTATTCCATATGGAACATTCTATTTTCTCAATAGGCT